AAGAACCAATAGGTTTCATGATAGGATGCATATTGGAGTTTCCTTACAGTAAAGATACTTTTAGTAGACAATTGGAATTGTATGTGATTCCAAAGGAGAGAGGCAAAATGACTGGTATACAACTAATGAAAAAGTTTGTAGATTGGTCAGAGATGAATAAAGTAAAAGAGGTAATATTAAGTGTCTCTGAACAAGTAGGTAGCTTTGATAAAGTTGCAAAACGTTTGGGGATGGAAAAAATTGGAACAAATTATAGGAGAGTATTTTGAGTATACCAGGATTAGGCGACGGTAGCGATCCATCAGGAACCCAGTTTCAAACGACGTTTCAACGTGAAGCACCACAGATAGAAGCACGTAAGTTACAGCTTATGGATACAGCTGCGGGATTTGCAAGAGATCCTGTTGACATACCTGTACAAGAAGTTGTTGATTTCACTGATCTACAAACAGAAGCTTTTAATCGTACAGCTGGTGGTCTTGGTTCTTTTGAACCGTTTATAAACGCGGCAACTCAAAACTTACTTGGTAGTACAGCAGCTTATGATCCCATGTCATATCAAGCTTTTATGAATCCATTTCAAAATGAAGTTATTTCAGGTATAGAAGATCAATTTGCAAAACTACAAAATCAAACTAATTTACAAGCAGCGAAAGCTGGTGCTTTTGGTGGTGCTAGACAAGGTGTACAAAGTGCAGAATTAGGTAGACAACAAGCACAAGCTGTTGGCCAAGCACAAGCACAAAATTTTCAACAAGCACAACAAATGGCACAACAGAATTTTCAAAATCAAATGCAAAGAATGGCTCAAGCATCACAAGGTCTTGGGGCACTTGGTGCACAAAAACAAGCATTGCAACAGGGGGATATTGCATCTGCTATGTCAGCTGGTTCAGTACAGCAGCAACGTCGACAACAAATACAAGACGCGAAATATCGTGAAAACATACAACAGCTTTATGAGCCGTTTCAACGTCTTGGTTTTGTTAGTGACATTTATCAAGGCATGC